GCCATTACACAACTGCTATTCCAACTATTGCTGATGAAGATTTAAACTTTGGTCAAGAAATTCCATTGCATTACATAAATTCTACACCTTGGAAAACATTATACGCACGTTATTGGAATGATTACATTGCTGACATTTATGCTCCAGATGCGCGTATCTTAGAAGGTTTCTTTGCGTTAGACTTTGCCGACATTTATCAATTCAAATTCAATGATAAAATCTTTATTAAAGATTCGTACTGGCGCATCCTTGAAATCAGCGACTATGTGGTGGGGATGCAAGATACGGTCAAAGTTAAATTGATTAAAATGGTGAGCGCGACCCCCGATTGTTTGCTAAGTCCAAAGCCAGTTATTGGAATTGATGGCAATATTATTTGGGAAGATGCAGAAGGTGAAATACAACCAGCAACTGAAACGTGTTGCAATAATTATGGCTACTATTGGGTAGGTTCAGAATGCTATGCAACTCCAAGAGATGCAAAAGGTAGAGGAGGTAAACCTAAAATGTTTTCAGAACTTATTACTACTCTTTCAAATATTGAAACAAGACCAGTTAATAAATCAGCATATATAGCTGATAATGCAATTGTGCAAGAAACTAATGAAAGAACTTTTGTCAATGGGAATAATATTTTTGTTGGTGGTTCTAATAGTGGTAGTATTGTTAGTGGTTCAAGTAATATAGTTGTTTCTGATTTAGGAAGTGTAATGGTTCTTGGAACATCAGCAAGGGCAATCAATAGAGGTGTAACCATTGGAGGGGATGGTAGTTATGCAGGTCAATACCAAAGCGGAATTCTTCAACTCAATGGATTTGGTACTTGGACAAATAGCACAACAGCAATTGATTTATTTTCAAATGGAACGGCCATAACAATGCCTGACAATTCAGTATGGTATATTAAATTGATGATTGTTGCATCCCACGCAGACGGCACTGGTATTGATTTTGGAGTAACTGCTGAATTCAATTTCAACATTCAAAATTCAGGTGGTATCTCACTCAAAAATGTAACTTTGGTAGATACATATTCAGCAGGAATTTCAGGAGATATGGAAGTTGATATGAATATAAGCGGTTCAACTTTTAATCCAATTGTATACCTTAAAAATTCAAGCTATCCAATACCAGATGTCAACATTACAGCGCAACTAATTTACACACAATATCACTATGAATAACCCACAACAAACTTTTAAGAATATTTGCGAGATGCAAAAAATGGGCATTAAGTCAAGCCATCCATCAAGCGAAAATAAGTTACCAAATTGGCTAACCAAAGGCATCAATTATAGCATTGTTGCTACTTTAATTATAGGCACTATTTACTTAATTAAAATGATTTTCAATGGCTGACAATAATGTGGTAATAACGGTAGACGTACAAGGTAACGCGACCGAGAAAACTCAATCATTAAGGGCGCAAATGAAGGCGCTCCGTGATGAGTTGGGAAGGTTACCCGAAGGCACGGCGGAATACAACAAAGTAGCAAAAGAACTTGGTCAATTGACTGATAAAGTTGGTGACTTGGGTAAGGAGGTAAACACCTTAGCAGGCGATCCACTAGAGCGATTGAACAACTCCTTTGGTATGATTGGCTCATCCATTATGTCATTGGATTTTGGTGGTGCAATTACAGGTCTTCAAGGAATGTCCTCTGCCATTTCAGATGTAAAGATGGATGATATCATTGGAGGTATTAAAGGTCTTGGGCAATCGTTTCTTGATTTGGGCAAAGCCTTATTGAATAATCCAATTTTTTTAACAGCTACTATTCTAACTGCTATTGGTGTTGCGTTGTATGAGTATGGTCAAACAATGCCATTTGTAACTGATGAAACAAAGCAATTAGCAGCAGCCACAAAAGAGGCAACAGATGCAAGTATTGGTGCATTGAAAGCATTTGATTTGGAGGAAAGAAAGTTACGTGCATTGGGTGTTGCTGAAAAAGAAATTATTGCTATACGTAGAGAGAAAACAAAGCAAGTTATCAATGATTCAAAAAAGCAACTTGAAGCGGAATTAAAAATATTACAAGAGCAGGAAGCATCTCAAAAAAGTTCATCTGAAAGACAAGCTAAATACATACTTGGAGGTCAAGCCTTAATTGGTATAGCATTGGAAAAGAGTGGTGAGTTATTTGGATTGGTGGCCAGTAAAGAAAAAGTAGAAGAACAAAAGAAAAATATTGACGACTTAAAAAATAAAATTGCTGAGTATGAGGTACAGATTCTTGAATTGAATAAGAAGGAAACTGACCTAATAACAAAGCAACAAACTAAATCTACTGAAAGAGTAAAGCAAGAAGAAAAGAATTTAATTGATAGGAAGAAACTTACTGAAAAATATTTGAGGGAGGAGAGTGATGTGGTCTTTATGGAGGAAGAAAAGAAATCACTTACTGAAATTGATTTTGAAAATAAAAGACAAGAAAATGCACGAATAGCAGCGGTACAATTAGGTGAAATCAAAACTCAATATGCGAGTGAATATGCAAAAAAACAAGCGCAAATTGAGTTAGAAGAAGCGGACAAATCTTCTGCTCAAAAATTAGCAGCTGAACAAGCCTATCAAGCGGCAAAATTACAAATTGCTCAACAAGCATTTGGTGCATTGATGGACTTAAATTCATTCCTTACTGATAGTGGTTTGGTTAATGCTAAAAAGTCTTTCCAAATAAATAAGGCCTTAGGTATAGCACAAGCATCCATCGCAACTTATGAAGGTGCTGCCAACGCATTTACAACAGCTTCAAAGTCTCCTATTGCTATTGCCTTTCCGGGTTATCCTGCAGTGATGGCAGGGGTAGCAGTTGCAGCAGGTTTGGCAAAGGTTGCTAAAATAGCAGCGACTAAATTTAATCCAGGTTCAACTACACCTCCTTCACCAAGTGGGGGTGGTGGTGGTGGCGGTGGTGGTGTGGGTTCGGGTGGTGGTTCAACATCTGCTCCTGCATTGGATTTATCATTCCTAAACAATAAACAAACCAAAGCGCAACCGATACAATCGTACGTTTTAGCTACTAACGTAACATCGGCGCAAGATGCACAACAGAAGATTTTAGACCAATCAAAACTAATAAAATAAAATGAAAGAAGAAGAAGTAAAAGTCATTGAGTACACCATTGATGACAGTGGATACCTTGGAGTTCACGCAATGAGCCTTGTTGAAAATCCTGCTATTGAAGTGGATTTTGTAGCACTATCCAAAACTCGCAAACAACAACAAGCTGCGGTTGAAGAAGGTGAGCGTAAAATGGTATACGGCGCAGTGATGCTACCTGAACAATTGATATACCGAGTTGATACCGCAGGCCGTGAGTACTACTGCAAATATTCAAAGGAGACAATCAACAAGATAGCGCAGGAATATCTAAAAAGAAATATGCATCACAATAGCAACCTTGAGCACGAGATACCAGTTGCAGGTTGCACCGTTGTTGAGTCGTGGATTACAGAAGGACAATTTGACAAAAGTCAAAACTTTGGATTCTCCTTCCCGGAAGGAACGTGGTGTATTGGAATGAAGATTGATAACGATGAGGTTTGGCAATCCATTAAGCAAGGAGATGTTAAAGGCTTTTCACTTGAAGGATTCTTTACTGAGATTAGTGATGAATATATGACGCAGCAGGAAATCGAAAAGATAATGAGAGAACTTGAAAACGAGTTAAGCGGATTGTAATGTACTCGTTCAGCATACCGTAAGATCTGCTAGCGAGTCAATTTATTACACCAGTGCAGGTGTATTGTTTACCCGACAAAAAAGCCCTCCACGTTTGGGGGGCTTTCTCGTTGAAACAACTAAACAAACTTAAACAAAAACTATGCTGGAACAAAAGTAGGTGTTTTGCTACTAATAGGTAGAAAAATAAAAAAGTAAATATGAACAAAGTAACAGAAATTGTTTCTAAGTACGCAGATAGATTGAAGGCATTTGGCATCCAATTGTCTGCTGAAGGAGAAATAACAAAAGAGGCACAGATGGCAATGGCTATTCTTGCCGATGGCACAGAGGTTTACTCTCCAAATGCTGAATTCGCTGTTGGTAGCGAGTTATTCGTAATGGATGCAGACGGCAATCCAGTACCTGCTCCCGATGGTGAGCATACAACTGCCGAAGGCAAAGTAATCGTTGTAAGCGGTGGAGTAATCGCTGAGATTAAAGAGCCAATGATGGAAGAAGAATCTGCTCCAGTTGCAGAAGAACAAGCTGCATTTGATGGTGTTAGCCGTGAAGAATTCGAGTCAACAATCAACTCTTTGGTTGAGGCATTTGAAGCTAAGATTGCGTCATTGAATGCTGAGAAAGAAACTCTTTCTGCAACCATTCAAAAGATGGCAAAGCAACCTGCTACAGATAGCGTAAAGAAGTCAGTTGCAGTTGCTCAAAGCGCACCTCTTGACTTGGCTAAAATGGATTCTAAAAATAGAATCTTCTCAATCATAAATAAATACAATCAAAAATAAAAAAAGAAAAAAATGGCTGATTCATTATCAATCAACAGTTCAACCTACGCGGGTGAATTAGCGTTGCCATACATCAACGCGGCTATCTTATCAGGAGATACTTTAGCTAAAAATTATGTAACTCTTAAAGAGGGTATTAAGTACAAGGCAGTGATGAAGAAGTTGTCCAATGCGGCATCTTTGGTACAAGCTGCATCTTGCGACTTTTCACAAGCTGGAGACTTGCAATTGGATGAGTCAGTATTGACTGTATCAGATTTGAAGGTTAACTTGGAATTGTGCAAAGCTGAATTTGCACGTGACTGGGAGGCATCTCAAACAGGTCGTGGATTTATCAACGATGTAGTTCCTGCAAACTTCTCTGATTTCTTGATCGGTTATGCTGCTGCTAAAGTTGCTGAAAACATTGAGTATACAATTTGGCAAGGTAACATCACTGCTGGTTCTACTTATCCGGCTTTCAACGGATTTCAGAAAACTATTAATGTAAATTCTACTTACTATCGTAATAGTTGGACTGCAGGTGCTATGGCAGTTGGTACTGTAATTGCTAATTTAAACCAAGTAATTAATAACTTACCAGTTGCATTGATCGGGTCATCTGAAACTAAATTGTATATGAACCGTGCAACTGCTCAATTCTATCGTCAAGCTGTTAGCGCATTGGGTTACGCTAATTTGTACCAAGCCAGTGACGAATTCAACTTGCAGTTCAATGGTTACGACATTTATGTTTGTCCAGGTATCAGCAACGGAACAGTAATCGCAGCACAACCATCTAATTTGTTTGTTGGTGTTGATGCAAATTCTGACTTTGCTGAAGTACGAGTTGTAGATATGACTTTGACCGATGCATCTGATAACGTACGTATGGCTATGAGATTCCGTGTAGGAGTTCAAGTCGGTGTATTGGGTGACGTTGTTTATTGCTACAACGCTTAATTAATTAACCACAAGTAAATGGGAAGGTGGTTAGTTCTACCTTCCCTTTATTTTAATAACTATAAAAAAAATATAAAATTATGGCTTGTGAATTAACCGCAGGATTTCAATTAGATTGTAAAGATACAATCGGAGGAATCAAAGCAATATACTTGCAACAACACTCTCTTTTTTTGAGTGGAGTAACCATTGATGCAGGAAGCGAAGAAGTAAGCGCATTGCCTGAGGAAGATGTATATAAATACATTTGTCCAAAGCATACTGGTAGCTTCACCGAAGAAGTAGCATCCAGCGTTGAGAATGGAACTATTTTCTATACTCAGACTGTAACCGCTACATTCTTTAAGTTGACTGCGCCACGCAGAAAGGAATTGGAATTAGTTGCAAAGAATCGTTTGGTTGTTTTTGTACAAGATAACAATGATAATATCTGGATGGTAGGTCGTATGGATGGTGCTGAAGTGACTGCAATGACTACCGCAACTGGAGTTGCTAAAGGTGACCTTAACGGATATACAATTACCTTCACTGCTGAAGAGGCACACAAAGCGTATCGTTTGGAATCGTTTACAAACAATCCATTCGATAACTTTGATGTTACTGTTGTAAACCCAACTATTTAATTAACTTTGTAGGTAGTGAATTATCTGCAAACTAATACCGCCTCGCAAACCCTCCTTCTCTCTTTAGAGGAGGGGGTTTTGCTTTTACCTCCATTTACCGATTACTTACTTGTGATTCAAAATGAAATCACACTACAACTCTTTCCGGTCATTCCTATTTTAATTGATAGCAATGAGCGCATCACAACTTTGAGTATCAACACTGATACAGATGAGCCTGAGGAAGGATGCGTTTTAATTACTCAAAGTGGTCGTTACAATTATATTATTTACGGTCAAAATTCTAATAGCAATCTTGATCCTGAGGATGCTGTTGTAGTTGGAGAATTGAAGCGTGGATT